CAAAATCTCGGATCATGTTATGGTCAATTTGTGCAATGTCAGTCCCAGTCAGTAATGTACGTTGTAAAAATACACTAGGAGTTTCTGGAGTAAACGCAGAAGCTGAACCAATATTACTATTAGCTGAGTCTGTTAAATACAACGTAGCGTAGAAACTGTTACCACCTAAACCTAGTTCTTCGGTAAGCTCCTCAATACGTGCAACCTGTTCCTCATAGTTTTCTCTAGTTATGTCTAGTTGAGCCATAAGTTCACTGGCTTCACTTTGTACAAAATCTGAATACGAAGAGCTTAGAGCGTTTGTCATTTTCAAAAGATTTTCAGCTCTTAGCATACTCCCCCAGTCAATTCCTTTAAATCCTCCAGCAGAGAAATCAGCACTCATCACTATAGTGCCAACAATTGCAGCTACAATCATCCCCAACTCATCACCAAATACTTCTACTGCTGCTTTGGTTACAATGTTAGCAACCACTAGACCGGCTACAGCATTTACTGCAGCACCTACTACCAGAGCAGCAGTACCAGAAAGACCAAGTGTCGCACCAATTGCTAAGTTTGACCCCAGAATACCTCCACCAGCTAAGGATAATCCCCCAGTGTAGAAAGCAACAATTACAGAGATTATTGTTAAAACAATCGCAAAAGCACCCCGTTCATACCACTTTTGTTTAACTACAATATAGGAATTAATTATTAAAAGACTATTACTACCTACTAAGTTAGCCGAGTCTTTTACAGAAAGTTTTCTTAGAACTTTATCCGTCAAAGGTAAGACTAAACCAGAAGGATCAGAATCTACTAGGGCATCTGTTAAAGCAATAACAATGTTCTCATTGCCATAAATGTGATTGGTGTAATTAAACCCAATTACGTGGAGTATGTCCTGTTCTGTTGCTGTTTTTTGGTGAGTAATCTTAACCCTACCAGTCTCGTTTAAATTGAGATAATCGAAGGGGTCAGTCAAAACCTCTACTGTAGTGTCTCCTACTTTTCCTGAAATAGTCACAGATTCTTTTATTATTGTAGTCCAAACATAGTCTGTGTGTACTGTAGTAAAGTTAGGTAAACTCTCGTATGAGTTGAAGTTAAGTTTAGTGAATGGGACTTCTTTAGGTGTACCTGATATTGTCGAAGGATATGCAGCAATCCATAAGTCCCAGTAAGCTAAGGATGGGAACGTAAAGTTTGTCTTAGTATAGAGGTCAAGAAAATAGTGATATATGTATTTCTTGCTTGAATGGTCTGAATCATTAACAGATATCCCATTAAGCATGTATATATAATCCATATCTCCTATATCTGCATTAGCTTCAATTTGGTCAAGTAGCACCTCAATATCACTACCACCTGTACTTTTTTTATAGGCAGCAGTTATGCTAGGATACTCTGTAGAGAAATCAGCATGACGTATAGATTTGTTATCAACCCTTAGATTTATAATTGGGTAGTAGTCATCTTCAAATACTGCGTTGTAGCCAGCTAAATACTCAGCATAATTTGGATCTGTAATAAGTAATTCATCATAAGTTACGACCATTACACCACCTATATAAGTGTAGTCGCTTACATATAGAGCATCTAAATCATAACTATCAGTGTTGTAGTATGAGATAGTTGGGCCACCATCATATGTATTTATACCTGAACTTGTTCTACCAGGTATACCGGGCCAATAGTAATTCATTGACCAGTAAGCTTTAAATGCTGCATCAGAAACACCTGAATACAGTTCAGCAGTAAATAAAAAAGGATTGAACTTCCCTACAGTTTTATTTGTACCTTCTGGTCTGTACACAATATCAGTAGCGTGATCCACAATAAGTAAGGGATTAATATCCTCCCTAAAAAGGTATATATTATTAATATACATCTGCCCCTCTAGGTAATTGGTTTTTGCCCAAGTATAGTAATTTTTTTGAGTAGTTGAGGGATTTTTCTGCCGAAATGTTGTGACAAATGAAGCAAGATCATGCCCATTTGTCACTGCATTTTGTAACCCTACTTTATATATATCAGGTGCAGTTTCACCTGCTAAATTATAAACAGTAGATGCAACATACGTGGTGTATTTGCTACTAAAAATTCCCATAGAAAGTCACCTTTTTGGTATTATATATTAACAGTTCCTAGGTCATTGTTAACACGGATCTTGGCCATTACTTTATCTACAGTGGTGTTATTTAGTTCGACTGGAATGGTTAAACCTTCATCTATGTTTTTCTGAATTATCCAACCATCTAGGAACATCTTAGCTGATTTATATTCAGCATCCCGTTGGTATGAAGTAATTTGTTGCCCATACAAGTCTTTCTGTTTTCCAATAGATCCTACAACAGTAGTGGTATCTGTTCGGGTATCTAATGTCTTAGCCCGCTCACTCTCATGCTGTTCAGCTAGTACGGCACTTTGGCGTCCAACAATCCCGGCAATATCAGTAGTACCGTCAGTACGTGTATTCATGGTTTGACCACGTTGTACTTCTGTTTGTTCTTGAACCAGGGCAACTTGTGCAGGCAGTTGGGTATCTACTTTATACTGTTCCTGTGCTTTCTGTATTGGAAGTAATTGAGTTAAACCATACTGGGCAACTGCATCTTCTGTAACAAGAGTTGTGGCTAAATTAAATGCAGCAGTATCTCTTTCAACTGGAAGTATGCTTGCAAGCCTATAGGCATCTAATCCAACTTGGGCAGGGAGTACTGCTGTAAGTTGATAGGCGTCCAGACCAACCTTGGCAGGTAACGCTGTGGTAAGTTCATAATTATCTAATGCCACTTTTGCAGGTAGAGAAGTAGATACTTGATAGGCATCAATTGCGATCTTTGCAGGCAGTACGTCAGATACTTGAAAATTTGTGAGTGCAACATTTGATGGCAACACTGTATTTACGTTGTAATTAATTTCGGATAATTGAGCAGGTAGTATGTTTTCGGCACGATAAGCTTCAGCAAACGTATTAGCTTCAGTTAGAGAAATCTGACCATCTATCTGTGCCAATTGTAATTTGGTAACACTGAATTGTGCAGCGGAATTCTGCATATCAAATGTTAATTTTTGTGTTTCAACTTTAGCACGTTCAAGATCTATCTTGGATGTGACAACATTAATTTCAGCTGCACGAGCCAACATCTGCGCTGTAATTGAGTCCCAACGGGCTTTATCTTTGTTTAGGAGAAACTGTGTGGAATTAGCGAGAACGCTTGTCATAACGTCGGTGTAGACCTTAGCGTACTGGTCTCCTGTAATACGATTACTTTTAAATTCACGAGCAATGTGCAAATCAACTGAGGCCATTAGGGTATCAAATACACCTGCACCCTCTAAATCTTTTTCTGTTAGTTGAGCCAATGTAATGGATTCAACTGATTTGTAGATCTCTGAAGTTAGATCAGCAACATAAGTGTAATCAGCACCCGACAGATCCACCGTAGGCGGAACTGGGGCATTACCTGTTAGAGAGGTATACAAAGCATTAGCAACTGTGTCTGCTTCGCTTCCATCATGTAAGTCAATATGTGGCATAGTATACCTCTCTCTTGTTTAAGTTATTCGTTGCTTATAGCACCTGAAGCGGCTTGGCGAGAGGCCAATGCTTCACGCTCACTACCAGTCAATGGGGGTAACACTTCGATTGAGAATTTTGAGACCAATGTTGTCTTGTATTGCTTAACACCAAATTGACCGCCTTTTTTCTCTTTACGGAGAACAAACTTCATTTCACGTAGCCGATCAAGTAGACATTGTTGGATGTGATACCCATCTTCAGACTCATCACCGTAAGGGATAAACTTAGAAACCTTACCAATATATTTACCAACAACCGATTGAATTGAACCAGGTATTTGAGAGTCAGCAGGGTCGAGGTTGATAATACGTACACGAACCATAGCAAGAGCTTTTGCACGGACAATTTTACGACACAGGATAGGGTCAGAAATTTTGTTTGCATCCATTAGCATTAGTTCAGCGTTGGTAGGTGGGCCTTTTTTACTAGGCTGTTTTGGAATCACTGGAATATCATCCATCGCACTGGGAGCATCATCAGCAGGGCCAGCTGTTGCGGTAGCAGCAAGGAGAGCAACATCAGAGGTAGCTGTTGCAGTAACATTGTTAAGATCCAAAGGAGCAACTTCTTCAGTTGGTTCCTCTTCGTCAGTAGTGGACATTGAGTCCATAAGGTTTAGTGCGTCAATAATTTTTTTCTTAAGGCTGTCTATGCCGGAATTACCGGAGTATGATAGCTTAAATTCTGTTGCAAGTTCACGAATAGCAACAATATCGGTCACAGTATTAACTCGATCAATCTTGTCTTGGAGTGTTAGGTTTTGAGAATTATCCATTGCAAATCTTTCTATGTTGGATTTCTATTATAAGAAAGGGGGCCGGTTGGCCCCCTTAATTTAGTTAGCTATTCCAGATCTTACTCAGGAGCAACTGTTTTTACCAAACCAATACGTTCTGAACGTAGGCTAATGAAGCCGTGATAGAAGGTAATTGAGGAGAAGCCGATCTTACCGTAAGGATCTGCAACAGTAGCCATAGCTTCGCCAGGCTTCTTCACGATGATCTTAAACTTTTGCTTACCGTTCTTAGCACCAGAGCTTTGAAGCCCAACAGTAGCAAAGGAAGCATCACCAACAACCAGCATCGGATAAACGTTGTAGCGTCCACCTGATTCTGCGTTACCTGGGTTTGTACCTACGTCAGCGCCAGCACCATCCCAGTGCATCATATTAGGGACGATGATAACGCGGAAGTCGCCGACAGAACCAATTTCACCATTCAGGATTGTAGCTGCATCTGCGTACTTACGGATAGGTACAAAAGCTGCGTTACCTAAACCATCAACCATGTTTTCAACAGTGATCTGAAGTTCAGAACCGATGTAAAGCAAACGAGAGGCGTTGATAGTCATTGTGTCTGTCATCCGCGAACCTTTGATCACCTTAGTGTTCTTAGGGGTGCGGTTGTCATCCAAAGTGATGGCCAAACGTTTCAAGTCAGAGTAATCGACAGTTGAGATGTTTGCACCTTCGCCTGTGATTTCTTTGGTATTGGTTGCGATACCACCAAACACGATAGTGCCAGCAGCGTTAAGCAAATCAATCTGCAATAGATCTTCAGTGATTTCATTCGCACCAGCCAACAGTTCGCGTGACATATGGCCGTAAAGCTCACTGTCAGTATCAAAAGTCAACGAGTCTTCAGTAAATTCAGTGAAGAAACCATGTTCAGCAAGTGTGCCAGAACGTTCGATACGAGAGAAGCCTACGCGGTTAACACGACCACCTTCTTCGTTCATTGTTGGCATACGACCAGCAATTGTACCAACGTCTTTAGACGAACCATACATATTACCACCAGCTTGAAGCTTCACAGCACCAAGGTTAAGCGCAACAATCGCATCAGCTTTTGCTTCAGTTGAGTATTTAGCTTGTGTGCCGCCAACCAAAGTCAAAGCAGTAAAGCCAGCACCAGAAACACCAGAGTCGTCAGCACCATCGGTAACAACAACAGTTGAACCAACATTATCATCAATCAGAATTTTAGCAGCAGCAGAACCTGCGTTTGCAATTTCCATGATTGTTGAAGGGTATGTAACGAAGAATTCAAGTAAAGAGAGAGTTGCACCTGCAGCGTCCAAACCTTGATCCGAGATATTGCGCTCATCCAAAAGTGGAACGTAGTAGAAAACTTTCAATTCTTTACCATAATGTTTTGGCATTGAACGGACATCAGCTAGAGGCGAGAAGAACGATTGCTCAACTGCATCAATAAGCGAACGGCGATCCCAGTAAGAAGTATTAAACTGGGCACCCATTGTTGACGGGGAACCGCCAGCGGGATCATTATATAACTGTGTCATGAGGAATTCCTTTCATTCTCTCAAGTGGATTACTTAGCCTGGGTCACCTAGAGCTAACATTTGCTCATCGGTCATAGCGTTATAATCCGGTGTGTCGTTCTTTCCAGAATCGGAAGGAGTGCGACTTTGGGGTTGTGAAGAGAGACTAGGATTGGGCAACGCCGTCTTCTGCTTGGCTGCCTTCCGTGGGCCAGTGTCAACAATCTTCGCTTTCACTTTAGCGGGATCGGCTGAGTTGCCTTGGTCTGGTGCGGAGTTAAAATCACCACGGTTTGTCATTAGTTGTCCAACCATTTTGTACGCTTGTATAAACGATACGTTAGTTAGTTTGCCGACATTACGCTGGTAATTAACCTCACTGTTAACTTTCTCATAGATACCATTATCACGTTGGTCAAGTAAACTTGTGAATAAAGTCGGATCTTCTCGTAAAGCTTCTTTGGATTCATCGTCCCAACTTGAGACAACTTCATCAATAAATCCTTGACCACCTTCACGATCTTGAACTGCTGAGATGGCATCTGAAAACGCTAAAGTTTTTGCATCTCCTTGATAATTAGGGTTTTTATAATTATCAGCACCTTCCATGTCCAAATCAATTGGATCAATTTTATGGGAGGCCAACAACTTTTTGATTGCTGCAGGGTCACCTTTATCGAGATCAATCAAGTAACTTAATTTATTAACATCATTAATACCATGTTGAGTTAACATCTGATTCAACTGACGCATTGGCTTCATTTCTGCCAATCGTCGAGAATAGTTAACACCCATCTGCATCATACGAACAACATCTTCAGGATCTTTAACTTCTATGTCTTTGCCATCTGCTTTGAACTTTGCAGTAACTTTGTCATAGAATGATTGAACATCTCCAGAAGGAGCTGTAACCTCTTGAGGTTTTTCTCCCTTCTTTTTTGGTTCTACTTTTTTGACATCAGCAGCGGGTGTCTTGTCATCCGGAACCAGGTCTTCCGTTGGCGTTGGATCTTCTTCTGCTTTTTGTTGTCCCGACTCCAATTCAGCTTCTTCACCTGTTGGGGTGATAACCTCATCGGGTTGCTCTGGATCCTGGCCGTCTTCGTCGGCAGGATCATTCGGATTATATTCTTGATTATTGTCATCAGCATTAGGATCTAACTCCTCTGAGGAAAAGGTTTCAGTTTCCTGGGCTTCGTTTTCAGCAGCCTGCATTGCATCAACCTGTTCTGGTGTCAGAGCCATTAACTCATCATCAGTAAGAGAATCGAACGTTTTTACGACAGTATCATCTGGCATGATTGTTATCCTTTCAGATTAGGGTTTATTTAGGGCAGTGGCTTCAACTGATTCATCATACGCTTCTTGCAGATTTTTAAGCTCATCACGGGCAATAGTACCCTTTTGAATAAAATCAGTTAGGAAGTTGCGTAGGTTGGCAATGCCACGAAGATCTTCAATAGCACCTTCGAAGCCTTTAGGTGTCAATTTACCTGAAGCCATCAATGAACCTAAACGGTGAGGCTCCTGTACCATGTATAAATCCATGATGATTAGTTTGAATTCTGGGGATTCTGTAAGCTTGCGTGAAGCATCAGAAAGTTTAATGAGGTGCTGACATGCTGCTTTGTGCTTTTCGTATTCTTCAAAAGTCATTGCAGTAGGTTCAGGGGCTTGTCCTCCATCGTCGTATAGTGCAGTCATCAGAGTATATCCTTTCAAGATAGTTGATTTCACGGTTTATGGTTTAGAAGTTAACTTAAAGCAAGCTGTTCCTCTGGGATGGAACCTAAAAACGGATCTTGCGGTTGAGCAGCAGGTTGTGCATCAATAGCAGGAATAGGTTCAGGTGTTGCATCATCTCCTCGGCTAGATAACTCATTAAAACCAACTGCAGCAGATATTAAACCACTGGGGGATTCACCACCTAATATACTTTTGGTTACTTCCAGATCTTGGTTTCCGCGTGCTTGTGCAGCAGATGTCTCAATACCACGTTTGTGGTTTTCACCTGTCAAATCTTGTTGAGTTTCCATACTAATTTTCTCAGCTTCAGCAATGGTTTTAGCAACTTTAGCTTTTTCAAGATCTAACTCAGCTTGTGCCTGCTCAATAGCAATCTCCGCAAGGCGAACTTGTTGTGGATCTGGCTCTGGGCGATATGACCGGATCTTTTCAGCCAGGTGAGGCATACGTTTAAGATCTGCAATCTCAGACAATATAACTGCGTTCATACCTGGATCAGAATTCGGGCCTTGTGTCTGTAAGATAAAACCAAGATCTTGAGCTTTAGCTTCATCAGCAGCAGCGGTAGATATGGCAACTTTCATATCAAATTTACCTTCAAGCTCATCACGCTTAATGACTACAAACTCCTCATCAGTAACACGAACAATCTCCTCGTCTGATAGGAACTTCTGATTCATTGAGATAATTTTCTCACCGATGTGTTTCATACCTTCAGCAAGACGACGAAGAATACTCGTTTCACGTTGGCCTGCAGCATCTAATGCTCCATTGATGCCACGAGCAACTGAACCAAATGCATCTCCTGTAATTCCACTTGCAAAGGATTTAACCCCAGACAATCCTTCAGCTTCAGAGTTCTGAAGTTGGCTCATCTGTAGTGCCGATTGAGGAATGTCAGGGTATGTCATTTGCTGAACGGCAACTCTAGGATCAGAGTTAGGATTGTATTCAAAGTCCTCTCCAGATGTGAAGCGACGTTTGTTTACAGGATCCAAGAAACCTTTTGCATAACCGGTTTGACCATTTGCAGATCGACCTAGTAGATCAATCATACCACGACTAACAGCACCCAAAACACGTTGATTATCCTGTAAGATAGAAGCATCTGCCTCACCAAAGGCTGAGTCAAGGATTGGCATATATGGGACTATAACAAACGGGGATTTGCGATCAGGGAATGGGTTCTCAATCATCTGGATAATAGTATCACCGATGAACGTAACCAAAATAGGGACAAGGATCCCATCATCATGGATGTCATACAGACCCCAATATTCGTAAACCAAGATCATCTGCTTATCATTGTTAACCCTAGAATCTACTTCCGGGGTTGTTGATTTATGGTCGGGATCACCTAATTTGGATTTAACTGCATTAGCATTCCATTGGACTTTATCCAGATTTTTAAATAGTTTACGTTTTCTAATATCAGACTGCGTAGCCTCATAAGTATAGACCATAAACTGAGCTTCTTCCCACACACCATCGCAAGATGGATCAATAAAAAAGTTGTGAATGTTGATTATGCGAATTGATGGTTGGTTAATTGTAACAATATTCTCATATACTTTTTCAGTGCCAGTCTCTTCAGCAACAACAGGGACACGGTGTTCGATTGTGTACTCTACAGCGGCCTGAATTTCTTCAGGTAAAGATGTGAAGCGAGGATCCCCAAGCTCCAACATTTGACCTGCAGATTCAAGGGCTGCCAACATTTGTTCATTCTCTGGGTTTACCTCAGAGTATGTAAATACTGGTTTCTCAAC